TCTCAATCCAAAGCGACACAACACTGTTTACGAACCTCCCAGGGGTGCGTATGCCCGATATTTGCTCAGTAGTGGGCAATATCCGAAACCGGGGGAAGTAATGCCCGAACCCAAGTATTCTCGAACACGAAGTAGGATTAAATCACAAAGTTCGAGCAATAGCAGTGTACGTCGATCAAATTGATGGAATGCACCTTACAGAAGCATGGGTCGCTGAAAGGGTCTTGTATTTACTGGACCAACTACGACCCCAAGACGCCCAGTACCTCGCGGAGGAGCACGGTATTGATTGGGGCGATGGTCCGTATTCCGAAGCCACGATGGGTTAAAAACTGAGTTCACTAAGGCGGTAGGAAACTACCGCTTTTTTAATATCCGTTTAAACCAAAGATGTCGCGTTTCAGTTTCAATTTTTAAAAGGAACATACAGTCTTTGCTTTACGTTTGACGAGCTTATGTTGGTTAATCTGAGGATCGCAAGTGAAGAAAGATGCTCCAACCAGCCATGATGATCAAGACAGAGTCACCAAGAATGGACCTATATGAAATCAAGGCATTAAGCGACTCAGATTTGCAAATGGCCAACAGAAATTTTGCCACCAGAGGGTTACCGTATGAGGTCATCAGAGTTGAAATCCAAACGCAACAAATTGCAGCTTGATGTACGGCACCATGGATATAAGCGATTCCAGTGCTGTGCAATTCATCACAGATGCGGCAGTCCCTTTGAATCTGGTTCCTGCAGGTTTCCGTCACCCATTAGCGCGACAATTCGAGGAAATTGACGACGATGGTGAACTATGCAGGTCTTACGACGAATGGGGTCTGGCATCGGTCCTGACCTATGCCTATACACGCAGAGTTCAGACAAGTTCAGAGTACACATCGATGGAAATGGTCATCGGAGAGTGCCTGGAACAATCAAGACATACGGAGTCAGAAAACAAGAAACTGTTTAGCGCGATAAAAAGGTGTATCAAGTCAGGCGATGAAGATCAAACACTTCTGTATTCAAAAGTTCTGATCTCCAAGATTGGCTCAGCTCTGGCTGAGCAACACCCTATATCGGAGAATTCTGATGAGGAAGATTGAGGCCAGCGTCAATGACCACCTCCAGTACGCCAAGCTTGTCAAAGAATTCGACAAGTTGGATAAACAGGAACTGAAGGAAATAGCGATTGAATTGGCCAGGCTTGCCCTAGTGATGCAACCGGCTGCAATCCGCTGGGCCGCCCACGAAGCGGCCACAAACCTGGGAGGAATTGATGGAGCGACCACTTGGGCTGAATGAGCGTCAGATCCTGGCTGCACAGTCTTTAGCAGCTGGTATGACATGGCGAGACACAGCACGACGAGCCAAGTGCTCTGTGGAGGCTGTACGCGAGTGGAAAAAGCACGATGAGTTCCTGGATGCGATCTGGGGCTATCAGCAGGAGATGTTTCAGCAATCATTTGGAGCAACCACAGCGGCACTACCGACTGCAATTCAAAAGCTCCAAAGGATTGTCGAGGACCCCGACCCAGATCTGAAGACCAGTGATCAGATTGCGGCGTGCAAAATCCTGATAGATTGTGCTCAGAAGCAATACGAGACACGCACAATCGAGCGGCGTATTGAACAACTAGAGAAGTATGCACGGGCGAACGTTACGGTCGAGGCTGAACCAATTAGAGAGATTTCAGCAGGAGAAACTCTCAGCTGAGGAAGAGCGCAAGAAACTAAGCACCGCTGAGGGGTTTGTCCCGCAGTTTCCCACAGCCGACGAGTGGGAGAAGTTCGCACCTTTGACATGGATCCGAAGTGGCGGCACCGTCAAAAGGTTCAAGCCCTTTGAGATCCAGAAAAAGCTTGTCCAAAGCATTGAGGAGAATCAATATACGATCGTTTTAAAAAGCCGACAGGTCGGCGCATCAGAAACGGTATGTAGTTATTTATTGTGCAGAGCCCTTACTGAGCCTGGATTTTCAGCGGTTGTGTTTAGTAAAACTGCAACTGACTCTGGTGCTCTGGGTAAAAGGATTCGCGCACAAGCGGCCAGTATTGCAGATTCACAGATTGAATTCTTGACAGAATCAAATAGTGAATTGGCAATTCGCGGACTTGGAACGATCTACTTCCTGCCTGCAACGCCTCGCGCAGCTAGGGGAATTCCTAGCGTATCCTGCGTTGTACTTGATGAGGCGGGATTCCTGGACGGAGTTGACGCAATCTACACAGCAGTCCAACCAACGATGGCCACGCTCTCGGCAAACAAGAACGTAAAAGACAGAGGCAAGCTCATCATGATGAGCACGCCAAATGGGTTGGGCAATTTCTTTGCAAATCTGTGGCACCTGGACGACGGAGACTGGAATAAATTCAAAATTCACTACAGCGACATACCCATATATGCAAAGGACCCGAAATGGGCGGAGACAACCAGACGTAAATCAAAGCTGACGGAAAAACAATTCCGACAGGAATATGAGATGGACTTCATTGCGAGTGAAGCCCAGATCTATAACCCTGAGCTAGTGGAGCTGGCATGTAACGGCGAATGTATCGAGACAGGCCTGATTGGCAGAACATATATCCAGGCGATCGACCCAGCAGCAGGCGGGTCAGACTTCTGGTGTTCAATCATTCTGGATGTGACGGTGATTCCCTACAGGGTGGTCAACGTCTTCAGGGTCAGGCATAAATCCAGCGACTATGCGATCAACCAGATTATTGAGCAATCAGAAAACTTCTATCCAGACAAAGTGATTGTCGAGAAAAACGGTGTTGGTGCAATCGTTTCAGAGGTTCTGTCAAAGAAACTGGCAAAGTACATGGTGGAGCCGTATAACACCAATCGCCCAAATAAAATATCTAATACCGACAGAATCGCATATTTGCTCGAACGTGAGGAGCTAATGCTGCCCCGCGACCCGTTTTATCAGGAGCTGCTGATGTTTAGGCAGCAAGAAAATGGTGATCGCCGTGCTGGTGAGGGAACTCATGATGACGCTGTGATGGCACTTGCTCTGGGATTATCAGCGTGCGCTACAACACCAACAGCAGAATGGTTAGACCTGATATGACCTTGCCCCAAGATTACAGGGACGAAGTGTCAGTAATGATTAGAGAATCCATGGATCACCATGTCCGTACCTCCACAATTATCAGTGCAGGACTGGGATTTACGATTCTGGCTTTATTTGTAGAGGGACTAATGCGTTTGGTAGGTGTGATTCCACCATTTATGGGTATAGACATCAGCGTGTTACCTAGATAGGTGCGCTAGAACTTTTACAGCTAATCAAAAGCCATGTCTGACGCTTTTACTGACTGGACCTACAAGCAAAAGGACCCAATCGGTAAAGAGGCTTACAAGCCCCAAATTGAGTACACTGCGCGGATGCTTTCCAGTATGAAAGAGACTGTTTCTGAATACATGGATGAACCTGGAGGTGAGAAGCTTTTCTTTGATCACATGCTTCAGGCGGCAACTGAGCAGATGGTCTATCACGAAAGTATGCTCACAAAGATCAAAAAAGTCATTGCTAACCTAGAGTTAGCGAGTTAGTTCTAAAGTTTGGCTGAAACTAGCGATAGTTCCGATTTTAGAGTTGATGGTGTCCTAGTAAATGCCATCACCGGACTAGGAACAAAAAGAGATAAAAGCACTTATTACTCAATCCAATCACAGGCCAAACTTTCCGAAGGGGAACTAGAGGCTCTTTACGACGATGCTTTGTGCCGTCGTGTGGTGGATTTGTATGCAGAAGCCTCTCTGGCAAAGCGCCCCACCATTCGATTTGGTGAGGAAGAGGAAGGACATGATGAACTCCTAAGGAAATTCGAGGACTACCTAGAGACCAGTAATTGTTTTTTCTATTTCGAGGAAGCATTGCGTTTGCAGCGCCTGTACGGCGGAGCAGCGCTGTTTTTGGTGTGTGATGACGGACGCGACCCTAAGGAGCCTCTGGAGCCCGCCAGGATCAGGGAGATCACGGATATTGTTCCCCTAAGCAAACGGGAAATCAAGCCCCACGATTACAACTATTTGAATTACAGAAATCCAGAGTTATATCGGATTTCAACTTCTAAATCGGTCACTGAAAGCAATGACCTGCAGTATTTGCTGGTTCACTCCAGCCGTGTGATTCGATTTGATGGTCTGTACCTGCCCTGGAAGCAGCGGATCAATAACGACGGTTGGGGTGCCTCTTACCTGGGACCGTTCTACGAACCGTGGAAGCGGTATCGGGGTGCCTGTGACGGCCTGAGCACAATGTTGAACGAGATGGACTTGTTCATCCACGCAACACCTGGGTTGTCAAACAAGGTGGCTGCAGGCAAGGAAGCGCAATTAAAAGCGCGAATGGAAGCCAATGCACTGTCCCGTTCTGTGTACGGGGGCATGATCATCGACTCGGAGGAACAAGTTTCATTCGCAGCTCGAAGCCTGGGTGGTGCATCTGAGCTGTTCGACCGTCTGCTGGATGACTTGGTCTGCGCCTCTTCTATTCCGA